GTCTGAGACTTCTATGGTTAAAGTTTGTGAACCTGTACAATTGCAAATGCTGTTTGTCCTTATGTCCCCGATGAATGTAGCTTCAATTGTATCCACTTCCATTGTACCTAAAGCCTGAACATACACAGCCCCATCAGAGTCTGTTGCTATACCCTTCAAAGTTCCATCCCCCGCATCAGCATCATACCCAAACATAGAACTGAAAGGGTAATTGGTATCAAGATCCCATGTAGGAGCAGCTTGGAGTGGCGAGCTAAATATGACTTTTAGTATCCCGTCTGTATCCACATTGAAAGCTTTAGGAGCTGTATCGCTCCACCCGAATCTTAGCTGAGGGGGATAAGATTTATCGGTATCCCAGTTTGGCAAGTCTGCTGCATTGGATATAACGCTTAACATTAATAACATTAGTAATAATTTCATTTTTATTCTCCTTGTTAAATTAACATGTCTCTGGCTATGTTTGCTCTGTCATCGAGTAGATCACTTAAGCTGCCATCAACTGTGCTGTTTCCTGAATTATCATAAAGCTCCACAACAAGTGTAAATCCTGCTGCTGCTGTTCCTGATTGACTTACTGTCAACAACAGCCAACCTGTTTGATCTGTGTATGGTATACCCGGTTGCGTCCAACCTGTTAATATCTGTGCTGTGTTACTTACTAATGATGATGTTAAAAACTCATCATCACTTGCGTCCGTACCCAGTTTAATACTGGCAACTGAACTCGGAGAACCATATAACGGATAAGTCGCAATACGCCCAATTTTCCAAGGTCTGGAAACAAAACCCAGCGCAAAAACTCTAGTACTAGAAGTAATCGAACAGTCAACATTAACCGTTAAAGTTCTTTTGTTAACCCCTATCATCGGCTGTATCATACCGCCAGAATTAACAACACAAGTACCAATTATCTGATTAGTTATAAGGCTTAAGGATTGATAGAAGCCTTTAGCTCCACCTGTCAGATCAAAGAACTTAGTGTACCCACCAGTACCACCAGAACATTTAGCCTGGAGTACATTAATCATACCACCTGCTGCTTCAACAACTCCACGATTAGCTGTTGTAGAATTTAAATAAGCATATAAATTAACAATTGTCAATTTATCAGAAGATGAAGCTAAATAAAAATCAGTATCGTCCTGACCCTCAACATACCCGTCAAAACTAACCTCCGAACCTGCTTGATATAAAGCATGCTTAAAATTTTCTATAGCTCCACCCTTTATAGACACACCGTGAGAGTCAGTGAAATGATAACCGTATTCTGTCCCACCACTATTACCAGTAAGGGTGTTATTTCTAAAATTCATAGCATTACAGTTATTTGAGCATTTTATTCCATAACTTCTATTTGAAGCAAGGAAGCAATCCTGTACGCTACTATTCCACGATTGAGTCATTGAAATACCTGTTGCGTATTCAGAAATAAAAACATCTCTAATAGTGGTTGAAGGGCCCGTAATAGATAAAGCGGTATTGTCTGGAGTATCTACGCCTGTGCAAACAAAACCTAACTTCTCAATCACACAATGTTCTTTAGTAAAGCTCAAAGCTATGTCAGCATCAGTATTAAAATAAATCAAGGAAGATAACCTGTCAACTCCTTTTATGCTTGAACCTAATATATCGAAAGTTACAGTGGTTGTAACATTATAAGTTCCTGCTGATAAGATAACAGCAGCACGTCTAAAACTTGCACCGTTGAAATCAGCAGCAGCCTGCAAAGCTGTAGTACAATCTGTAGAACCATCCGCAATTGCTCCCCACCATTCAGGATAGAGATTGCCAACCACACATTCTGAGCCTGCTACAACTGAGCCAGAGCCAGCAAATATCTGATATAGACCAGCATCGATGTTACCATTAATTGTAAGTGTTTTCCCTGAAGCAATTGTAACTACTCCAGTAGGTGTGAATCTTAGACTTATATTACTAGGTACAGTTACATCCTCAGTAAGATTAATAGCTGTATCCATTATCAAACTTTTATCTGCTGAACCTATTGCTGTTATGGCTGCTGATAAACTGGCAAATGTGCTAAGCTGTGCCTCAGCTGAATAGCTTCCTGTTCCTGCACCAGTAACATCAAGTGAAGCAGCTTCAAAGATATCACCTAATAGTATAGCAGCACCAAGTTTAACATACCTTGTGCTACCTGAAGTAAGTACAGAACCTGTCGCATCGACCAGGCTGAAGCTTGAGTTAGCTTGTTTAACGCCATTAGCATATACAGCCACATTTCTCTTTGTCACATCAATATCAAAGTCAACTGTAAAAGTCTGCTTGGTTGCATCAGTTACAGTTTCCTCAAAGGAATTGGTGTAGATGTCGGTAGGTTCAGGCTGTTCAAGATCCTCAAGCACTTCTTCTGCATCTCTTGTGTCTGTCACAGATAGTCTCAATGTTCTTGCCTGTTCTTCATTAAGCTGCTGAATCTGCATCTCCAATAAATCTAACTGGTTTTCTAATCCATCAGGGTTATAATCGTCCTGGTTCTGAAGATCTGTCTCTTGCTTATATGGTACAACTCTTAATATAGTAATTGTGTACCCAGTAGCATAGGTTTCATTAGTGGTTATATATCCACCCTGGTAATCAGAATCAAGAGTTACAGTAAAATCTGTAGTCAAGACAAGTTCACTCTCTACTCCTGTAGTAATTGTTCTCAGATATACTTCAAGATGCTCCTGGTTATAACAGGGAAAATCGAAGTTAAACTGAGTAGTACTACCATTAGTAACCAGAGCAGCTGTCTTGTTGGTAGTGGTTTCAATCATTTATATCCTCCTATTTGTTCTTATGACCTGGAGATGGTAGAAGAACATTCAATGCTGATCCTTCACCTTCTTCCCATTGCTTCATACCTTTCTGTAACTTTTTAACTATCTGTGAAGCAGGTACTCCCACAGAATAGCTTACTAGATCCGCAAAGCTCCATAATGCTCTTTTCATTTTATCATCGTCATCCAGATCCTGTACCCAGTTTATAAGAGCTGACATATTTTTCTGTATTAATTCCATACCCATAAACAAAGGAGACTCTCCAGGGCTTCCAAATTGTGGTTTGGCTATTGAGTTTATAACAGCAGATATTAAAGGGAATCCTATGAAAGGGTACAATACCATATCCATTGCTATCTCTTCAGGTTCTAATTCCCTGCCCCATATTGCTGAGAACATGACATTCATTAGTAGTGGAGGTAGTAATGTTTCCATCAGGAAGGTTTCAAAAAACTCCATGTTAGTCATTGCTCCATTGTTCCAGGCATTATATTGGTATCGTAATCTGTTACCATACTTCATCCTGAAAGTACTAAACATTGTGAATAACCTGTGCAGTCCCTTTGTAGATCTCTGGAAGTTTGAAAGATCCATTGGTCTACTGGAAGGCTGAGATGCTGCAACAGCTTCATCAGCTATCTTGACAGCTTCATTTATAGAATTAGCAGTTTTCAATGCTTTCTGAAAAGCACCCTGCCAAGCAGGGAAAACAGTTATCATATCCATGAGTCTTACCAGGATAAACAAGCTGGACTTAATATCTCTGCTTGTTACACCTTTGATCTGGAACTCATTAAGGTTGAACTGTCTCAAGGAATCCTTGATATCTCTGTCAAAAAACTTAGCTCTGTTCTTCATATACGTAGATACATTATTCATATAGTTATAGGCTTCAACCGGATTGGTTATAACCTCTTTAATACCGTTCATAAATGTTCTCAGTCCTTCATCTTTAATAAATCCGAATACTGAGAAAGGCTGCTTCAATGCTACAGATATGTTAGCTCCTAGTATATAAGTAGTAGCAAGTCCTCTTTGCTTTTCCAGCCAGCTATCTATTACATGGAAGGACTCAGCATTTCCTCTTACGATATAAGCAAGTGTAGGCCTGAGCAGACTGTATACCTCATCTCCAAGTTTATCTTCAACCACATTTTTCAAAGTATCATTCTTGAATAACCTGGCAAGATCCTGAATTAAAGATCCATGAGTAGTCAACATTGTTGAAGTATCAATATGTTCAGCAAGAACAGACAGGGATAGCTTAACAGGTTTACCACCGGATCCTATCCTGCTCTTCATCATTCCGGCTTTTGCTGCTGCTATAGGGAACATGGCTCCAAATGAATTAAGGATATCATCCTGTTCAGTCCATTCACCAACCTTGATATCCATAGCAGGATCATATTTAATCGGATAATAGCCACCAGATAATTTTAATCCTGAGCTTGTTTCAAATCCATCAGCTTTAATTTTACCTGGACTAAAGAAGTACATCTTTTCAAACTCTTCTTTAACACCTGGCCATAAAGAATCTATTGTATCCCAGATCTTCTGTATGGCTTGCCAGTCTGCATCGGATAATATACTTGTCAACTGCACAAGCTGACCATCTGTTAAGGCATAACCTTTTGCTGTAACTTCCCTGTTATACTTTGTCCCCATATTCAAAGCTACCGCAAGGATCCTTTCATATGTCCAGGCTCTTCCTTTCTTAGCGAGGTTGCCAGGGACAGGTACACCAGTATCAAGTATTATCTTAGGATTATTTCTCATGGAGGTTAATAGCTGGTTCATAGGTTCTTTAAGTTCTTCAGATATACTTTCCATCAGTTTAACCTGTGAGTTAAAAGCATCCGCTAATGGATACCAAACATAATTATGCCAGTTCCCTGAACTTTTAAAATTGTCCAGCTTCCTGATAATGAATTGCAGCATATCTGAACTTGCAAAATATTTCCTAGTTTGCTTAGTCATTCTACCCATTAATGTATGTTCACCATACACAGGTTTACTTCTTAACTTATAAGCAGACTCTGCTAATGTATCAGCCAGATCCTGCCTTCTCATGTTAGCGTGTTCTATAATATCTTTAACTATTGCAGATCCTGTACCTCTGAGATACTTAATCATATCATCAACATAATTAAAGTCCTCATACTTAAGCTGTCTATAATCTACTGAATAGCTCTCATCCATCAGCCAATCATCAAATACGGGAACAAAACCTGTTACAGGATCATCAGCTTTTACCTCTGGTTGCTTAAGAAGATCTACAAGTGGTTTCTTGTCTTTAACATCCTGAGCTTTATCAAGTTTCTCCATGACTCTTCTAATCATATTGAATCTCATGGCCACAGCTTTTATATTGGCATGGTAATCTTTTTGGATCTTGCCAGGCTTCTGTGAGAATATCCTGTTAGCTCTGTTCAAAGTTTTAGTTACTGTGTCTCTTGCTTTCCTGGACTCTCTTATCAGCTCCAAGTTTTTTCTCGCAATGTTATTCTGTTTCAGAGCTTCACCGTAGTTACCTGCTGCTGTGGCTCTGCCTTCTTTTTTCATCGCTCTTCTGAAATCATTGATATACTTATCAACTCTGATTGCTCTTGCCACAGGAGTATTCTGAATCTCCTGAGCAGCAAGGTTCTTGAAATAGCTTGTGGTAGGCCTATTAACATTACCTTTGACCTGCCTGCCTATATACTGAGCAGTGAGTTCAAGGTATTCTCTTGTTTCTTTTTGCTCCAGTAGAATAGGATCTGCCATAAGTGAAGCGTCAAACACTCTTTCTTTTTCTTTTACTATTTCATTTATTCTTTCTTTCTTGCTTTTAGAATCCAATATGTCCAGAACCATTTCTTCAGGAGAGGCATAGCCAAGATCTTCATACACTTCTTCTATGAGTCTTCCTTCCTTGTCCAGGAATTTCATATACTTTCTTCTCATATTAGTAGCAGTAGCCTTACCATACAATTGTTCAAACTGTTCGGTATTAAGACCACCATTATCAATTAAGTCCTGTCTGGCTCTGTATACCTGTTCTTCAAGTATCTCCTGCTGAGCTTCTTTAGTATATTGTATAATTCTTTCACGTCTGTCTTTATTTCTTTTCTTGTCTAGATATTCTTTAGCATTACTCTTAGCTGTCTCAATTAACCTGGTGAAAGTATTCTCATCCTCTTTTTTAATATCAAGCTTTTCTCTCATTTCTTTATTCTTCTGCACGATTTCATTCACTATAGCAGTTTCTTCAATCTGCATATCTGTGGCTAATACTCTATCGAATACACCTCTAACATCGTCTGTTAGAGTAACTCCTAATGTGGTAGCTTTTCTATAGATATTAGTAAGCCATTTCTTGAACCTGCTGAAAGGTTTATTAAGTTCTGCAGAAGGTGCTTTACCTTCCATGAGATAAGCTTCAAAACCTTTTGCAAACTTTTCATGGTGCATTCTTTGTATATCCTGAGTAGGATCCACTCCCATCCATTCCAGTATAGTTTCATAGTCTTTTACAAACTTGTCAGATACTTTGTCGGAGTATGCTATCCTTGTCATTTCTTCAAGGAATATATGCCCTGTTTCATGTAATATAGTTGAAAGATCAGCATTTTCAAAAAGACTTACAAGATATGTTTCAGGTGCTATTGTTACAGCTCCTCGCTCTTGTTGGAATAAAATATCGCTCTTAAATTCTTTTTGAGCTTTCTGGATTGCAGCTTCTCTTTGCCCTTCCTTACTTTTACGTACCTTAATATCATGTTTTTTTAGTATATCTAATGTTTTCTGATCTACGTTTTCTGGTACGATAGCTACTTTAAATTCATCAAGGCTGACTATTCTATCCGGCTTGCCTTCGAAATATGGGACAGGAGCTTCGATAAATTCTTGAGCTAATCCTTTGTATTTCTCGATTAAATCGACAGGAACATTTTCAAAGCCGAGCTTCTTTAGTATACTTCTAAACTTGGCTGCTGTCTTATTCTTAGAACTAGCCATCTTTGCCAAAGCTCTTGTGGCATCGTCAAAGGAGGAGAATATATCCACACCGCCTCGCCAATTTTTTCCGGTGTAATATTTAGACATGTCGTCCCGATATTTACTTGTTTTTTCTTTAACTTTTTCTCTTGCTTTTTCTAACTCTTCGCCTGTCAATATATTCTCAGCAGACTCTCGCATCTGCTCAAAGTTTTTAAACCTTGTGGCTGCTGCTGCTCTTGCGATTCCTTCGCCAAATGTCATTGCGTTTTCTTTAGCGACACCTTTACTTTTTCTCATTTTTGCTAAAATGTTCTCTATATTATATTCTTGTTTTTTGTTACCTATCCTTATAAAAGGCTCACCAAATAAAGGTAGTATCTGATTTTCCAACCACTGCCTGAACTCGGCTTCTTTATCTCTTAATGCTTCCCTTACTATTTCTCTATTTTCATAGTAGTCTATTTCTATTCTATCAAGATTAGGTATATCCCTTCTCATTCTATCAGCTACAGAAAAAGCAATCTTGCCATCATCGTTTAAGGTCATTTCTTTGACCGCTTCTCTATAATAATCAGTCCCCTTTAGATTTTCTAGATCCCTAGTAACAACAGGAGTAAGCTTTTCTATCAATTCTTCGGGTGAAGCATCTCTTAGATCATTCAGATTATTTTTCATATATTCTATTGTTTCAGGAAATTCTCTTATTTGTGTTTCTGCTTTGTACGGTCTTGAAACCGATTCCAGTTCTGTGTTATGTTCTTCTTTCAAAAACTTTGCTCCAGCTGCTAAACTTCTTTCCATGTCAAAAAGCAAATTTGAAACATCTGGATTTTGTCTAAGAGCATCAGAATAAAAATTACCTAGACTTCTTTCGTCACCCTCGTATTTATTGAAGTATGGCTTTAAAGAATCAATAAATTTCTGCACATCTTTTGATTTAGCAGGGCTATATTCAGGTTTAGGAAACCTGACCGTATAGGCATCTGCGTCATAGATATCTGTCTTTTTGGGATCAGCTAATTTTTTATCTCCTAATAAAGTTATATCCCCGTATCCTTTAACCGTCTGCCCTTCTTTAACAACAGCTATAGAAGGCATTGCTAAACCCCCCATATCATCAGCGAATCTTAAGTTATCCGCAGATAGATTGTGGTGGACTGAAAGTCTTGGCTCTCGAACCTCATTAATCCTATCCAAAGTGTTATCAGTCTGAAAGTATATATTGTTGCTCTGCGGATCAAAAGTTCCTCTGTTGTATACAGATTTTATTTGGTTTGGTTCATTAATAACAGCATAACTATATTCGTCATAATTCCCCTCATCTACTATAGAACCATCGTACCCCGCTATTTGTAATCTTTCCACAAATTCAGCATCATCAAAAAGTTCCCACATTAAACCGTTTGGTCTTAATGCCGCCCTTATCCAAGACAAATCTTTACCTGATATATCTTCTTCCAGATCATAAACTAAGTTATTTTTATCTACTTTCATATATACATCATTGCCTATTCGTAATAATCCTTTTTCTACTATATGTGTCAAAGCATATGCCAAGTCTTTTTCTTTCTGTTTAGTTAAAGATATGCCTTTATCAGGATCAATTTCTGTTATATCTATAAAGGGCTTTTCAATTTTAAGGTAAACTTCAACTACATTTTCTCCGTACTGCTTTGCTATTTGATAATCTTCCGTAAAAAATATACCAGAAGAAACAACACCGTCTTTAAAACCGCTTTCTTTTTCAAAATCAAAAGTATCAAATTCTTGATCTGTCCCATGATAAACAACAAGAGGTGCACCATTCTCATCAACAACCTTAGATTCACCAAACCAATTCTTAAAAGCTTGGCTGTCTGTATCTGCTGTCCCATCTTGATAGTAAATGTTATCTGACTGAGTGCTGAAAGTTCCTCTGTTGTATACAGATTTTATTTGGTTCGGATTGAAGGCTACAACCTCCCCAAAAGGAAAAACTTTGCCAGTAAAAGAATCGGTATAGCTTTTGATTACACCATCATATCCCTGCTGCTTAAGTTCTTCTGTTATTTTAGCACTTTCTTCAGGGTAAATTGCTGCCTGCCTATCATCCGGCCAATAGTAAGGGTTTTCTAATCTTAAATATACTGGCATTATTTTACCTTCAACCTGAGAAGTTTCTGTAAACTTACCTGCATAACCTTCAGCTATGTGCTTATGAGAAGTGAAATAAAAACCCTGCCCAAAAAAACCACTATCCTTTTCACCTACCTTGTTTGGGTCGAAAGCATCAAAATCCGCAAGTGTCCCATGTAGAACAACAAGAGGTGCACCATTCTCATCAACAACCTTAGAATCACCAAACCAGGTCTTAAAAGCCTCACTTTCTATATCAGCCTTACCAGTAGACTGATCATATATAACACCATCAGCATCTTTAACTAAATTCTCCGTACCCCTATTCTTATATTCCTGACGACCAAGAAATTTATTCATGTCGTCAGCTGCGATATCTTCCATAATGCCTAATTCAGACACATTAAACTTTTTCGATTCATACGCCCATTTATCATCTGCCACCCAACCATCTTCAGAATATCTATATGTTTCATGTACTGTTGGTTTGTTTTTTTCTTCTGTGGTAACTTTCTTCTTTAAGACAAACTCGTTATCCCCTACTTCCTCGATAGCATATCGCTGACCTGTAGAGCCGTCCTTACGCTCAATTATGTCACGTTTAGAAAAACGCTGCTCGTTCGGTTGAAACATTATCTTCTCAAATGCTTTACCCTCGAACAGCTTAGTTTGGCCTTTAGCACTTGTATCATTTTTTATTTTCTTCATTGCAGCTCTTTTATTCTTAAGTGCTGTTTTTCTCTCGTCCAAAGTCTTAGTTCTGGCTTTGATACTTTCATCTGATTCTGTAGCCACACTAACGGTCTGTATATAACCTCTTTGCTCAGAATTGGAACTCACGAACTTTGTATATTCTATGCTGAGTTTTCGCACAAAGTCAGCAGGACTCATGTCTGTTTCATCAGCCAAATAATGAGCCATAGGCCTCAGCAATTTTAAATGCTGATCTGCTTGCTCTTTAGTCATCTGCTCTTTTCTTGTGCCAATCAGTTCAGTTCTTAATCTCTGTAATTCATCTTCAAGATTATTAGCTCTCTCATATTGCTGAGAGTATTTTTCTAAATTGCTTTCCAGCTCTTCTTTTAAATCTAAATTCTTAAGATCTTTAGATGTCAGACTGTCAGGTGTTTGCTTAATTACATCAGATATTTTTTCAACGCCTGTTTCATCAAGCTTAGTCATAAGTTCGATTCCACTTACTTCTACATCTCCGCCATTATCCACAGACTTTTTGATCCGCTCCATTCCTTCTTTGTCGATGCCAAGAGCTTCAGCAATCTCTGGATTTTCCTGGAAAAGCTCAAGAGCATATTGTCCATCTAATATAACTGTATCTTTCATGCCCATGGCAGCCAATGCTTCTTTAGCTTTCTCAGGACTTCTCTTAAAAGTTTCTGTCTGCTCCAGTGCTTTTTTAACTTCTTTAAATTCTGACTTATAGTTCTCAGCATTTTGGAATTGGCTGTAAGTTCTGTATGTACCAATCCCCGCACCAGGAGCCCCTACGAAAGCAGTACCTGTAAAAACTTTCTTACCAACTTCTAAAGTTCTTTTTATGTTGGCTTCTTTAGTTACTGCTTCTGCTAAGTTCTTAAGATCTGGATCCTCTGCCCATGCAGCACCCAATATGTTAACAACCTCTTGCATCATCTCTGTAACAGTCTCACCCGCAACACCCTGGCCATAAGCTTTAGCTAATTCAACTATTTGTTTTCTTACAACCTGATTTTTAAGTGCTTTAGTTGTTGCAGCTCTTATGGCTTTTTTTCCAACGAACTTACCGCCCGCTAGTCTTGCCAACTTTGTAAGAGCACCAATACCCGCAAGCTCAAGGCCTGCATTCACAGCGCCTACTGTAAAAGCTATATTTCTTTTTGTGTCTTCGTCTAACGGTTCTATGGTATTGTCAGAAGGAAAAACAGTTCCTTTTTTAACATCAGCATCTATGTCCTGAAACTCAACACCTACTGGAGTTGGAGAACTGGGAAACATCTGCTCTAGTTCCTGAGCCATATGCCCCGCTTCTATCATGAAAGCATTTTTAGCTGATGCAGTTGTAAAACCTGCAAGCGCACCGCCCCCGAAAAATGACAAAGCACCCGCCGGACCAAAAGCGGAACCAACAACGGCAGCGCCTGCTCCCCCTGCAAGGGTTTCTTTCCATCCACCCTTAGCAAGCTCATACATTTGCCCAACAATTTCACTCGCACCTTCCAAGCCATAATCTAAGAACTCATCAGCTCCTGCAAGTTCAGCTGCCTCTAATTCTGCTTCAAGTTTAGCAAGTTGCTCTTCATCTATTTTTTCTTTTAAATTGTATTTCTTGTGATATAAATGCCCTAAATCATCAACGGCTTGCCCTTTGCCAAATCCTCTCTTAATAGACTTCAGAGCTTCCAATATCTCTCCATCCTTATCAACAGGTTTCTTATATGATTTAATCTTCTGTTCTAAAGCACTCAATTTAACAGCATCATCGAAAGATATAGATGCACTTTGAGGATCTGCATAATACTTACGCAAAGCAGAATCAGGAGCCAATTTCTGTAGAGGGTTTCCTGCTTGAATCATTTTAATCTGATTTGGGTCCATTTCTTTTAAGAGAGAAGTAGAAAAACCAGTCTGTTGACTGGCTTCATATATAAGTGCTTCTCTATCAGGCGACGTTCCTCTCGCCAAGCTAATTGCTGTTACTGGATCTTGTAGCATATCTTTATTCATTCTGTAACTCCCAAGTAATTAACACTGTAATACTTGCGTATTGCAGCATCTGTGGGCTTGATACCCTTAAGGGTTAAAACTTCCCTTATCATGTTTTTCTGCTCAGTATTCAGCTTAACTGATATTGCATCTGGGGCATATCCTTTATCTATAGCTTCATACAGTGTCATATCAGGATCAGGCCACCAATTCTTAATAATCTCAACTTCCATGAGCATTGTTTTTACTATATCAAAAATCTTGGTATCTGTCACCTTTTCACCTGGTGCCAATCTCTCTTTAACTCTGTCCAATAGTTCAGGGTAATCTTTCATACTTTTGCTACCATCAGTCAATTCTTTAACGTACCCGTTCACCTGACTAAACTTAACTTGGCCTTCTATTCCACCCTCATTAAAATATTTAACTACAGCATTGATCTGATCTTTTTCTAGTCCTAAAGTAGCAGCATCTTGAATAACAGCATCAGAAGTATTGTATCTTCCTTCATCTATAGATCTCATAATATTTTGAGAAGCCAATACATAAAAGGCTTCGGATTTCTTGTCACTGTATTTAGCGTCAACTATTTTCATGAGCTTCTGTCTCAACCCCCTATTCGTAACATTAGCCATTTCTTCAGCTTCTTCTCGGGTCTGTGACTTGTCCAATATGCTGGCTGTTAAATTGTCATATATTGCTTGTTCATTTTGTTGCTGAACTCTTCGCTCATCTGCATATCTGGCTTGTAGCCTTCTGACTATCTGGTCTCTTTCTTCTCCCTCAAAAGAGGATCTTGCTTCTTGTAGAGCAGCACCCTCATTGAGTTTGTGTTTAGCAATCAAGTTATCCACTTCAACCTGAGCTTTTTTAACAGTATCCTGAAATTCTAATTTGTCTTTAATTCCTGCTTTTATGTCAGCAGGAACATCATATTTTTTCAAATAAGCTTTAGCAGCGTCGGTATTCTTAGCAGATATGTATTTATTTAGCACATCTTTGTGTACACTATCTTCTATTTTGCGTATATAGTTCGCTGTTCGTTCGGGAGACCATCCATTACGTTTAGCCATTGATTCAACATGGCTTTTAGCTCTTGCAACTGAAGAGTCTCTCATATCATCAATATTAAAACTATCAAGAGCATCTGCCAAAGCATTTTCAATTAGGGCCTGGTCCTGGTTGTTCTCATATGCAGAGAACTGACGACTCTCATGCACAGCAATTGATTGCATCTGTTGATTAGCCACCTCTCTCCAAGCCAATTCAAACTTGGCTTTCTGAGAGGGGTTCATTCCTGCCATAGCATCCGCTTTGATCTTTTCAAGCTCGTTCTGTGCTTTTTTAGTAGTTCCCAGAGCATTTGCGCCTTTAGTATTAAGTAAACCTGTTTCAGGATCTCTGAATAACGTTCTCATTTGTTCCTGTGCTTTTAAGTACCCATCCTTAACAGCTATAGTGTCTACTCTTTTTTGGTATTCAATTAGACTTTCACCAATTAAATTAAGAGCAGCAGGCGCTGCGCTGGACTGGTTGAAAGCCTGCTGTTGCACATTAGGGAGACCTTTCATTGACACCTGAGGGTTATAATCTGGTATTTTCATAAGTTCCCCCTATCCAAAATCTGTTCCGAATTGTCCTGCATCAGATAACAATGATGTTCCTGTTTTAATAACACCCCTTTTAAAAGCAGCCTTCCCACTACTGCGCAGAGCAGAAGCTTTGTTTTTAAAATTGGCTGCCTGATTCTCGAAACCCCAAATCTCTCTAGCTGTATTTGTATCAATAGTATTAATATCAATAGCTTCAGCTTCTGAGATATCAATTTCCCAATCTAATGGGCTGCCAGAGCCAAGTCTAACATTACCCGCGGCATATTGAGTCTGCCCAGTTCCCCTGAGTTTAGCCATTCTTTTCTGTAATTCTGTTTTCTGTTGCTTTCCTCTTTCTCTGGCATCTTGTGCCTGCTGAATCATTAAGTTTGCATTGTTTTCAGCAACAGATGCCTGATATTCTGCTTGCTGTCTTGCCGCTGTTGCCTCTGCTAATCCCCCAAGGGTTTTAAGAGCCATGCCTGCTATCACGGCTGAAGAGCCTCCAGCAGCCCCTGCTGCAATCATTCCTATACACATTTCACATCCCCCTTAAACCTAGGGTAGCTGAAGAAGTGGAAGGGTAACTTATCTTTACCATAAGGTTTAGCATTATCCTGCACTTCAAAGCCTATATGCTTCAGCCATTTTATACTTTTAGTATTACGAGCATCCACATACCCTACTAAGTATTCTCCATTATCATTAAGCATTATATCTACATATCTTTTTGATGCCTGCAAAAATGATTTTTTAAATTCATCTATTTTATCCGTACCTAATAACCATGGTACATAAATACCAGTAAGCATGCAACCACAACATAAGCCAAATATTGCTTCTGGTTTGCCTTTCCAAAACATGGTCCAACAAAAGTGTTTATTCCTTTTATGATTAAAAAGAGACATTTCAAAAGATATCACAATAGCTTCATAAGGTTTGTAATGGTGCGAGGCCCATACTTCATCTTTATCTGCTTGCCTTAATCGGCCTGCTATTTCTTCTGCATGCCACAATTCTGCCTGTTTAACTTCAAACATCTCCAACCTCCACAGAAGGTATTACAGCCAGTATAGCACAAGGTACGGGTTCATCTGCTGGCACTCTCATATACAGCTTACCCTCTTCTTCCCATGCAGAAGGTATTGCTTTTTCTTTTTCTCCTGTATAAAGAGCAATAGGAGCTGTATAGTCTTCATACTCTCTGAATTTAATTTCTTCCAGATCATCTTCTTCTGTGCCAACATATAGAGCTCTGGACTTTTCAAACTTAATAGCCACTTCATGTATAGCTTTCTTTTTATTCTGAACAGTCTCAGCCCCAGAGTTTACATTCCAGCTCAAAGTCTGTACATCGCAATCATAACCGAGACCAACATGGACCCTTCCCGCAGGGATGCCCAAATTAACAGACCCAGAAGTAACAGTTTGTCCTTTGATTACATTACCATCAGCAAGAATGGCTACTTCTTCACCTTCAAGATGAGAAAGACCTGACACAGAAGTTATACACTTTCTTGCATATCCTCCTGATGTGTAAGCATCGAAAGCTGTTCCATCTATATCTGATCCTGTCAATCTATTAGTTAATTCAAAAGTGTTAGCAGTAGCATTAGCTACTTTATATAAATTGTCATTAATATCAGTCATGCCTAATACATCAGAAATAGCCACAATATCATCATCAACTAAACCATGATCTGTTGCTGTTATTACAACAGGATCTGCTTGAGTAGCTCCAGAAATAGCTACAGGATTATCATAAGATAAACTAGAATCCATAAAAATTGCATCTCTTATTTCATCGTCTGGGAGCCTTTCACTTAAGTATTCAACATATCTTACATCTGAGCCGTTAATGTTTCTCTTAACCACTAAATATAAATCATCAAGAGCTGTATTGCTTCCGGGAACAACACAAATACTTTCAACTTCCCCATCTGTCTCATGCTGATGCCAAGCCCATACTGACTGTTCTCTTAGATATGTCAAACCTAATAACACTCCATCATCTCGAACACACCACAAAACATCATAAGGGTTCTGCTGATAAGCCCAATCTACAATTTGATGGTTATTAAATAAATGGCCTGCCAATACAGTCAAATCATTACCTGCATATCCATCTGCTTCGAGTTGGTATAACAGATCTCTAATCTTTTGACCACCTCTTTGAATAAACAGTACAGATCTGCCAACTGTTATAGGCTCTACATCTGAGCAGCCCCATTCACTTTGCCTTTTGAAAGACACAGAAGTAGGGGTTAAAGCCTCTGAGTTTCCTCCATTTGTCATGAGCCATTCAGCTCCTGAAGTAAAGATCAGAGCCTGTTCTAAAGGAACAATGTGCTTTATTTCATTAACCTGCTTTGAAGCTATAGTGACTTCAAGTCCATCAGAATCTTTTAAAGGTCTTGAAGTTCCAAGGTTATTATAAATTCCTGTTTGTGAACCCCATACTGTTTGAGGCTGATTGTTAGTTCTGCCTAACAATAGTCTCTGCTGAAAGATTGCAACAGCTCCAGGATAATCGTCTGCACCCACAAAAGGATTTACAGAAGTTTGAGGACCATCTCCTGAGTTCTCATCTATGTAATCGTCAGTAAATGCTTCCTCTTCTGCATCACCTATCCAACCAAAGTAACCTCTGGTAGACTTATACACTCTGTAATAATCGACTCCAGATACTGCATTCCAAGTCAGGCTCACGGTGTCACCCTTCTGCCAAGGTCTGTTTACTGTAACAGTCACAGCAGCACAAGGTAAAGACTCTTCTCCGTTTACAACAGCAGACACGGAGTAATCATAGTCGGCTGTGTGGGAAGCTACTAACACCTTGTTAACTGTCCCTGCTAGTCCTGTAGGAGCAGTGGCAGAAGGTACAAAAGTAGAAGTAGTAAAAGTCCAATCCCAATGTTCTGTTCTGGTTAAAGTCCTAAGTGCATATTCTGGATGAGCCATATATAAAGTATCTGCATCCTGCGTAAATCTGATTTTATTTAAATCATCTGAAGAGGCGTAAGGGCTTGAGATTAACGAAGGAGTTTCTATATAGAAATCCGCTTTAGTGTCAGGATCAACACTGCCCACAATCTTCAAAACAACAGTATTAAAGCCGCCACCACCGTCACCCCAATCCCACTCACCCTCTGCTAAAGAGCCAAGTGTTCCTTTTGTCATTTCTGAATCATCTTCATATACAACAGAAGGCTCCACAAGGCTGGGATCCCCTCCGGCTGCGAGTTCTACATAGTATTCGCCAGGTGTGGCTGTGGCTGTCCATTTATAAAAGCCAGACTTAACTAAGGGTCTGAGGACCAGCCCTTTGTCTTTAAAAACTCGCATAAGACCGTCGGAAAATTCTAAAGCGTAAGCCTGAGTAACACTAAACTGGAAAGGTATTAATCTACTGTCAGCAAATCCGCTTTCAATATACCCAGTTCCTGGTCTGTTCTCAACTCCGCCATAAGTTCTAACAATAAAATTCTTTATTAAAGAAGCTCCCACATAATATTTAGAAAGATCTATTCTAGATGCCAAAGCAGGAGCCAGCTCACCACCACCAAAAGAAGTTTGAATGGTATCTATGTTCATAGAACACGCCTTGAATTGATATAAGTGTATCCTGAACTCAATCTCTTTTTGCCCTGCTTAGAATCTTGTGCTTTAGCCTCTGATATGCTTAAAGCATGAGCTTGCTCCATGGCCTGCCATTTCTGCTGCTTTCCTGTGAGCGCCATAGCCATCAAAGCTGCCAGCTTCTGAGACAAAGCTAAAGCAAAAGACTCAGTAAACAAAGCAGGATCTGTTACATTCTTGATATATTTAATTTTAACATCTTCATAATTAGTGTAAAGATACCCTTCTCTGACCTCAAAGAATATTGGGTCCACCCCTACATTGTAGTAATCTTGATTAGTATAAGGTGCTAAAGAAGCCAATATTGAATTAGAATCTATGCTGATTCTGGCTCCGAGCACTCTTAAAAAGTCTGAAGGCAAAGCATAAGCACGCGCCCACACTTCATCTTCTATATCTGTATTCTCAGCCAACTCCTCAGATACAGTCACAGCAAATGACCAGGGGAAAGCTGAAAGCGTTTTCTTTCTTGCAATTTCATAAAAATGATTACAGAGATTAGCCTCTCTGGATCTCTCAGTCTCAGATGCAACAGCGTTAGAACCGAGAGCATAAAGTGCAGAATTATAAATGTTTATTTTTGAAGGCATTTTTCACCCCTTTAATAATTAAAAGGGGACAATAAGCCCCCTCTCGTACTTAACTTAAAATGTCATCAGATTTTTTAGCTTTCTTATTTCCAGTCTTTTTCTTTTTGTCTAAAATGTCAGCTTTACCAGGTTTGATTACATTCTTTTCGAGATCTTTCTCGTCGGCATGCTCTATAACCGCCTGTCCTTCAAAAGCCTCTCTTTCTTCTTCGTCAAAGTCTTCCAGCAACTCAAACCTTTTATGATCTTTCATTTTAGTTTTGTTCCACTCTTCAACATCCGAAGGATACAGTCTGTAGACTTTACCTTCTTGTCTATATCTGTTGCCTAAGTAACTATCACATAGAGCCACATATTTCTTTTTAACTTCACCTTGTTTCACTCGAAACCTCCCTTAATTGTCGAGACTATTCAGCCTCAAATATACTGCTCTGAATCTTACTTCGCCAGTATTAAGATTGTCAGAAGAAGCTCCGCCGCCTGTCTGACATGCTGTGATAGCAAAAGTGTAACTGTCTGTGAAAACAGCCCAATCTGGAATCTTATCAGACTTAAGGTTTATAGAAGCTCCTGAAAACAAGCCATACTCATCAGGATCACCATCAGCTTCGCCCACGCCTACTTTAGCAAAGTTAACAGAAGTAGCAGCTTCAACAGTATCTTCTATAGTGGCTTGAACAGCCAAAATAACTTCTCCTGTTTCGATTGTACAACTTGTAACCTCATAAGTAGCACCTGAACCATCAAGATCTATTGTCTCATCATGTACTACGATTTCAAAGCCTTCTGTGTTAGAAGCTCCTATTCTCATAATAACATCACCAATGGAGTCCCCACTGGACATGAGTATATCTTTTTTCATTTCAAAATTGTTCTTATTTGTATCAATAAGAGTGTTGTCATTTAAAGCATTTGCATAATGCTCAAAAGAAGCACCAAGGCCTTTGTAATCTCCTGAAAGGGCTTCAAAGTTGGCTCCAGGATCTGATGCAAATTTGTAATACATGTTGATTGTATATACAGTATCATTATACGTATTACTATTAATACATCTGTACCATGCGTCTGCCTGCAAAGGTGCTGAAAGAGCCATGATGACCGTTACTAATATAACTATTAATTTCATTTTTAAAATCTCCTATTTAAAGGAAGGGGACAATAAGCCCCCTCCTCTATAATTAGCTGTATTGTTTCTGATCTAGCATTACATCTTTGCAAATGAACACTGTGAACTGCCCTGCTGTGAGTGTAGCACTACAAGTGAAATAAACTCTAATATATCTCTGAGTTCCAAAAGGAATCCTGAGCTTGAAAGGAGTGTACTTATCTACGAGTGTAGCTTTTGCAATGTTGCCAGTTTCAAATAATACTGTAGATGAACTGAAAGATGTATTATCATCAGTTTCAACTTTAAAATTAACATTAGCAGCGCCTGCTGAAGTAACAGCTTCACTAACTAAGCACTGAATGAACATAGAGCTGTAAGCGTCGCCTGCGGCTCCCTGGTCAATGTAATTAGTAGAAGCAGCACTTGTAGTGACCGCCTGATCTTCACACAATATAAGTTCTTGATCTAATCTCATTTTATATATCCTCCTGGATTATGAAGCAAAAGTACCAGTTACGGCAGCTTCGTCATTAAGTAATTCATCAACTTCTCTTAGAGGAGTACCTCTAAAAGTCATAACTTTGTCGCCGAAAGCATCAGAGTAGCTAAGACCTAAGGCTTTATCGATTTTCTGAATGTCAAGATACTGCATAACAGTACTGTTCATATAGAAGGCAGGTCTAAGACCCATAGCTCTAACCTGTTTAGGAACTCTATGAAGTGCTTTAATCATTAATTCGATTAAATCAGCAGGTGAAGCTGTAGCCAAATCTGAAACATCAATGTTACAAATTCTTACAACTGCTCTCCAGTCAGCGACTGTTAATCCGCAGGACCATCTCATGATTGTTTCTGCTGCGTAGTAAGGGTTACCATCACTATCCTCAACTCTTACTTTTTCGTTATTCTCGAATCTGATACCTGCTGCCTGGTTTCTTCCATAAATACCATGTACTGTTTTAGGTCCCCAGAACATAAGCCAGATGGATGTATTGTCTGAGCCAGATCCTCCACCATCTACCATATTGTATCCAGATACTCTTTTATTAGTAGAAGGGATAGCATAACGTGATGTAAGGCCTAAAAATCCATCTTCATTGTCATCTGGATCACCATAAATAACATTACTGGCAACAGTTGAACCAGCAGACTGAATAGAAGCCATATCTTCATTGTATCTCATTTTTCTTGCATCTTCTGGAGTCTGTGCAATTTCAAGTAACCTTAAATCAACAGTGGATCTGCAAGTTAATTCACCAATGGGGTCAGTAACCTGTTTAGTTGTTGATTTGGAAAAAGGAATACCTTTGTTAATTCTTCCCCAACTTGGAGTCGGTAAAGATGTTCTCTGAGTAGTTCTGTGTCCTGTTGGCAAGTTAGCCTGGACCCAGAGCATATCGTCTAAAATTTCATTAGTTGGGGCTAAAACCTCAACTACTTCCTGAACTGCTAAGTTATCATTAGCTTGTTTCGCTAAATCTAACAAAGTAAGTGCATTTCCACCTATAGCTGCCATAATCGTTCTCCTTTATTTTTTAGGCTTACCATATAAGGCATTGAGCTTATCTGCATCAGTAGGCTCACCTTTGTCTGGCGCCGCAGTAATAAGGGTATCTTCATTTAAAGATCGCCCTACATTTAGTAACAAATTACGTATAAGAGGGTTATCCCCCATCCATGTAGTTTGCAAAAGTTCTAATAGATCTTTGTTTCCATAGAAACTAATAGCCTTTGCAATGTCCCTTTGATTTCTTTCGAAGTAATCACCTTCAGCTTTTTTGGTTGCATCAACCCATTCTTTTCTGAGGTTTCTCACTTCGGCTTCAGCTTTCTCAGCGGCTTCTTTACTATACTTAGCCACTTCCTCAACTATTGCCTGGGCTTGCTCCTGATTTATATTAAGTTCTTTGAATTTGGAATTAACCACTTCCATTAAACCTTCATCAAGATTAGTTCCCTCAGGCATCTCATACTTGTAAGAGTCATCTTTTTTATCATCTTTGGACTCTTCTGACTCGGGGTCTTTTTCGTCCTTTGCCTTGGTCTCAGGCTGATCCTTAGACTGCTCGTCTGTTTCTTCTGTCTCTTCTTTGTTTGGGTCTCCATACATTCCATTAAGAACCTTGTCCGCTTTAGTCTCCTCAGGAGCTACTTCAGTTGACTTGTTTTCAATTTCAACGTTCTGGATCAAAGAAGTTTCAGCACTTTCATTACTTTCAGTGCTAGTGTTTACATCTTCTGGCATTTAAATCCCCCTTATCTATTTATGATTCTCTCAGCTTCTTTCTTAAAAGCTGGAAAAGCAGAAGCCCAATCGTAATTGGGACAATTCTCAACTTGCATTAACCAAAACTGCATTGGGCAGTATTGCATGATCTGAAGCATAAGCCTTAATCCGGCAGCTCTTTTGCCTTCACAAAAAAGCACACTGCCAGCATCGCCTGTATAGGCTTGATAGATCTTGCAGTCAGTGAGTATTCCCCACACAACAGCACGCCCTGATGCATGTTTCATAGTATTAATTAGATGATCTATTTCTAGTTGTTTTCTTAATTCTTTATTTTCTTTTTTTCTTTCCCTATCCATTATATACCCGTCCTTGCTCCTGTCAATGTTTTGAGAAGATTATCTCCATCAGTTTTAGCCTCAGAAAGATTTTTAGCACCCTGAGTCATTTCATTGCCCATCTGTACAGCCTGTTGCATGGCAGCCTGTTGAGCTCTGGCCTGTCTGATCTGAGCCACTTCCTCTTTTGATCTCAATACTTTACTGTCTGCACCCGTATATCTATGGTATTCTTCAACAGCTTCATCCAAGTTTGCTTTGTCTAAAGTCTCAGGGCTTATTGCAGCAATACTTCCAACGTAAGAAGTAAAACTTGTTAAACCATTTATCCGAGCAATATGCATGGCCTGATCCAGAATACTTATATAGTTTATCTTTATATCTTTTCTCCGAAGCTCTTCTGGCATATCAGGCAATAAATCACCTCTGAACATGATGTTGAAAACCCTATTGATTAAAGGGTCGTGATATTCAAAATGAAGTCTTGAAAGAACCGGACCCAACTGTAGAAGTTTCTCATCACGTAATTCGTCAACTTCAGTGGCTGTTAGCCTGGTTCTGTTATTAAACATAGAAAGAGCCTTAAATAAATCATTATAAAAGCCAACTCTGATTCTATTCTCAACAACATTAATCTTATATTCAACACTTTGAATATCAAAATTCACCTGATATAAAGGAGTCAATCCCACTCCCCCAGTTACAACACTGGAAGGGAATGAAATCCCACCAGGCATAGAATCTATATCATCTATTTGCATTTCAGGAGATCCAACAAGTGGAGGATTGACCATTTTATCAAGGGCAATCAAACTCTGTTCTTCAAGTGTTTGAAGCATCTTAATATCTCTAATCATCTTAGTCCCTGGACCGTGGCCATAAACATCGTCGGAACAAGTTTCCCATCTCACAGCCACAAAAGGTTTTTCATAATATCCACCCGTTCTTAAGAATCTGGACTCTTTGCAACCCTTCTCCCAATACATTGACCTATAACTGAACCTTTTGGATACAACTTTGTATCTGTCATCATTTGGCTCAATCATATGACAAATAGTGAATATGGATTGTAAATCACCTTGTCTGTACTTTTCCTGAGCATCATAGCTGCAATTCTCTAAGCCGAAAGCAGATGCCATTTGCCCAACTGTCATAACAATGTTTCTGTATAAAGTATCCACTTCTCTTTTATCATTAAGAGCCAATTTATATTCGCCACAAGTCAGATCTGTGCACCTGACTACTGTATCAAAGTCTTCTTCCAGGATTGAAACAAAAGTACAAAAACCACCCAGCTCTTTATAAGCAGTAACAAAAGATTGATAGATATTCGATTTACTGAATATGATTCTCATACGTCTGGCAACTTCATCAAGCCACACTCTGATGTCATACCTGTCAGACAGTTCTTCATCGTCCAGAGCTAACTTGAACCATGGCCTTGCGGGAGAAGTCAACCCAGACTGCATGCCTGAGCTCATAACCTCTAAAGCATCAGTAGGAGTTGTATTCATAATTAAAGAACCGCCAAGCTCTCCATTATTATGTTCTGTCTCTGCGCTGCCAGTTCTGTTGCCATAATCTCCCAGATTACGACCTCTGTTAGGGAGTATGTAACTCTGGGAAGCTCTCCAGAAAGGAACCCATGTAGTATAGGACTCTTCAAGTTGGGCGACTCTCCGCCCAATTAGTCTCATTATTTCATCATATTGTTTTTTATCTACTTTCATATTACTCACCCAAAAGCTTTTTCATTGTTGTCTCAGCTTGAGTTTCAAGACCTAAGCCTCCTGTTTTCTTGTTCTTAGAAAGTAAAGCACCTCTGCGCTTTGCAAATTCTTTAGCCATGTTAAGAGAATCCCGAGCAGACTTAGCAGCTTCAGGCATTGTAGGTGTCACAGGGGATGGAACATCTGGAGTCATCCCTAAAACATCATCCATAAAAAATTCTATAACTCCCTCACACATTTAGCGTCTCCTTCCCAGAGGATCATAATTATCTCTGGATCTTTTCTTCCTGTTGCGCTCTGCAACAGCTTCTATTCCATGTAATCTCTTCTTAACAGGCATGGCGAAAGTCAGAGCAGCAGCATCTCCTAAATCTGGAGAATAGCCCACTCTCTCTTTCATCTTCTTCTTTGATTCTAACACCATTCTACCACCTGAGTCAAACTCAAAAGTAGGGACTACAAGATCTTTTACAATCTCAGGATCATCAGGAAGAGCTCCACCCATTTCGAGCCATTTCCTGAGCTGATCCCACATGTAAGATCTCATATTTAAATAGTGAGGGTCTGGGGATTTGCCACCAAAATTAATTTCAATTACCTTTCTGCCTGTGGATCTTATATAGTCAATGACTCCTTCGCCCCTTCCACCGTCAACAAAAACAGCATCTGGGTTATCAGAATCCATTTTATTAATTAAAGAAGTTGCCACTTGCATATTATCAAATTGTTTCCAGACACTTGGATTGAACATTTGAAGTCCTCTGCGCCTAATCAAACTTGACCTGTCATCTCCGAATCTTGCAACATCCTGCCCAAACACTAACGGAGCGAAATTAAATTGATCTGGGCTTAATATTTTGCCCCTGGCAGCCGTAATAAGATCTATTGTAATTAATACATTGGCACAAGAAGCATTGAAGTCACATAAATATTCCTGACGGTAGGACTCATCAGTCATATCATTTCTGGCATCAGCCAACTCCTCTTCAGTGATCCAGGGCAGAACATTGACAGTCTTAGTGGCAGGATATATAAAGCTTGCCCAATTCTTATCCCTTCCACCTTTGAGATACAGTTCATAAAAGATGTTTACACCTTTTGGTGTTCCTATAAATAAAGCCCAACCTCTTCTATCTGTCAGCATCGGTCGAACTATCTTGTGCCAGACTTCAGGACCTATGTCAGCCATTTCATCCAGGACAACACCATCAAAGTATTCTCCCCTGATGTTCTCTGCATTCCCTTTGTCTGCCCCATATAAGGTAATGCGAGCATTATTGTGCTTAAATTCAATATACAGTTCTTGTTCAGATATATGTTTCATATCATCAGGAATATCTTTTACATACCATTTGAGCTTCTCCCATGTTACACGCTTAGCTTGAGCTCTCTGCGGTGCAATGTAGCCAAATCTGGGGAGCCAGACATCTGCTGCTAGTGCTTTGTCAATCAATTCATTTACAGCAAATATAGTTTTCCCAAATCTTCTATGACACACAAATACATTGAATCTCTTTATGCTTTTATGCATCCCATATTGAAAAGCATGTGGCTGATATCCTGTTTTGATTATCATCTAGAACAAATCCTCATCAGATACTGGAGGATCAGGCACATCTTCGACGATCTGAGCTTCAGATACATCAGGCTTAGGAACCCCAGTAATTACCTGTATTGTTGTTGGTTTTTGATTATTTACATTCAATTTATCGTTAAAGGCAGAGTGATATCTACCCAGATATTCTGAAGCTTTCAACCTCTCAGCAGTAGTTGGCATTCTCTTTACTATTTTAGTCTTAGGGGAGCCATCCTTTTCCAATCCTACGATATGAGTTTCCTCAATCAATTCACCTCTCATGACAGAGGTCCAGAAAGAAAGGACTTCGTGCTTCTTAGCAACCAGAATCGGGTAATCAATACCTTCATGAATATTTCGTATTGCATCTTTAAGATCTTCATTTTTTTTGATTTGTCTTTTGACATATCTAAGGGAAAGACCAGAAGCATCAGCACACTCCTGATAGTTGTTGCCATTAAATGTAACCGCAACTTTTCGCAGTGCAAAGTTGAGTCTGTATATTGGCTGAGATGCATCAGGATCTCTGCCTAGCATGTTTTTTCGTAAAAGAGCTACAGTTTTCAATACTACCCCGCAAATTTATCGATATAAAGTTTTACCAGAAATAAAAAAACGCCATTGCTTATAAAGCTGATGACGCCCATGGTCCATATGATCTTATGAACTTTCAACACTAATCCTGGTTTTCCATTCCCATACAATTCATGCTTGATGTGTTTTACTTCTTCCTTGAAGCCCAGGTGATCTGCATTATTCTGAATTTTAGCGCTAAGACATTTTTCTTTTTGCAGTTCCATATTGGCATTCAGGATCATTGTTAATTCTGATATCCGAGCATCCAACAGTGAGCACTGCTTAGTTATGCAAGACTTCATCTCAGCTTTTAAAGCATTTTGTTCATCAATGTTCATTCTTTGTCTCCTAAAACAAATCAGGGAGCCCCTCTGGAAGCTCCTCTACAGTTATTTCGATTCTAGGCGTTTGACCATAATACTTGCCCGTACCCATCCCATATTGCACAACCTGGCTATCATCGAGCCATGCAACCCCTTTCATTGAGTCTTTTATGGCTTTTATATAATTATCTAAATCAGGCTTAGTCGTAGGCAGTATTTTGCCTTCAAGCATGGCCTTTTTGATCTTTTTGGGCTTGCTTCTGGGAATGGCTCTATAGACTCTTACAGTAAGCTTTACAGCAGCTTCTGCCAGTCTGGCAGGCCGGTCGCAATTAAGCAGCAAACTTAAAGCCTCCCTGAAATGCCTGGTTTTGGCAGGAGTGTACACCCTTATGTGGCCACCTATGTTACAGGCTCTAGGCCTCCCCTGCGCTACAGGCTCTATATACAAAACCCATCGCTTGACTAAACTCTCCATGCTTCAATTGTAGCCAATAACATCAAATCTGTCAACTCTCTAACCCCTACTGCGGCTTAGGGTACTATTTCCCTTTTTAAAAAACAAACCCCTTTAAGGGGTGTTTTGTTAAAAAGAGTACCCTTAGGACTAAAGTAAATTAATACAGCCCTACTCTCTCTAACGACTCAGAGCTTTTTTGTCTTTTTTCCGAGTACACTGAAATCACTCTGTTTTCACTCATTTTCAAGCCTCTCTCGCTAAACGAACTCTGTGGCTACTGCACCGAGCCTTTAAGCACCATAAAATACCCTCAAATAAGCCCCCTAACAGCACTCAAAGTACTGTGGTTGTCACATTTCTATTTTTAGTACCTTTTTTTCAACCTCTAAAGTGCTTGGTGCACTAAGAGTCTAAGAGCCCGACCCCTCTCAAATGGCTCAACGGTGCGAGTACAAACTCATATAGTGTTGCTAGACAACAATATCTTATTTTCAAAAATCGCCAAAATAGCCCTTTTTTAGCATTTTCCTCTAATTCTAACCCCTCTGAGTACAAACTCTCTGAATCCCTTCTGCACCTAGGCTTTTAAAAATGGGTAGTTTTCTACCTACTGAGAGAGCAACAGTTCCTTAATACTCTCCCCAGCGACCCATTTGGTGACTGTCATTTTACAAATAATCGACCTGGTGTTATTATAAATGCAACCTTCTTTTTTTTTTATTCATATCTTTCCTACGAGATATGCTCTCTTTTTAAGAGCCTTCGGGCTCTTTTTTATTATTTGGCTACTTTTTTAATACTTTTGGTATGTGGTAAAACGCTTGGGGCTGTAGGCTTTTATAAGTTTTTTATACTTTTTTTAATAAATCCTTGACATAGGTGACCATGTACTGTATTATTTAAGTAGGTAGGGCAACAAAGCCAAATAAAATAACAGGGAGTGTAATTATGAAAAAACACCAAGTAACAAAAGAAATTATCGAAAATGCTGATGTTTTAGACGTGGAAATAGTATGGAACAATAAGCTTCAGGAAATACAGGACAGAGCGCATGCTCTGTTCGCAAAGCTTGATAGCCAAAATATTGAGGGAGGAAAAAAATGAGAGTAACTTTAGACCGAATCCAAAGCGCAATGTATTCACTTTCTAATTCCACTTTTCTGAAAGTGGAAGGAGATAGGTCAACTATCACCACAGACCATTTAAATGCATGTACCCTCGCAAGAAGGGTACAAACAGTGGAAAATGCGAACCATACTGACCCGATTATTATCGTTAGCAACACTCGATACAGTGTTGCAGTCTGTATTGAAACGGGGTATATGGAAAGTTACCCTGATTTTATAGAAACTAACACACCCACAGTACCAGTTAGAGACTTCATCAAAAAGATATTTAAAGATATAGAAGTTCCTGTTGAGTGGGTTAGCTCACTCGATATTTATCTTAATAAAGAATACAGACTTTACTTTTACCAGCCTAAGCCAGACGCATGGCAATGGGACGCCGAAAAAGGGAAATTCTTACCGTTTTTTATACCAGAACATGCAGAAGTTTTTTCTGCTCTGGGAGTAAATTTCTATAGAACTCCAATGAGCGAGTTCTATATTGAAGATGGTAATGTGATCACACTTCCAAAGCACACATGTGCTTATATCTTTACAACTAACGACGATTTAGAATTATGTTCTTGCCCAGATGAAGCAGAATGCGACTGCTTCGAAGGAAAATTTAACGCAATGATGCCAGCGGGCGTCACTTATGAGAGGCTGGCACAAGCTGGCTTCTGCAAATAGTATTATTATTATTTAGCCTTGCAGGCACACACTTGCAGGGCTTTTTGTTAAAAAACTAAGGTGGTGTAAAAATGACAAAAGAACAAATATTAAAAGAATTGAACTTAATCAAAATTGATCTTAAAAATGAAAAATCAGCTTCTTTTGAAGATGTAGAAAAATTAATGCAAAGGATAAAAGGCGAAGAAAAATCGCCTACAGTTTGCGATTTATTCAAAAAAATAAAAGAAAAAGCAACATTAAGTTGCGGGTATTACAACGGTGGCTGGATAAAAACAGTCATCGGAGTAAACAAAAAAGCAACAAATGGCTATAGCATTACAGGGGATTTTGTGCAGAAACAAGGCACTTTTCCTTACAAAGATGGTTTATATCTTTGCTGTTCCATAGAGGGTAGCAGAAAAAACAGAGAAAATAATTATATTTTGTTTTCTTTCGATGGCGAAAAAGTAGAAGTGATAAAAGAAATCGAAGATGGTCGAAGAGACTGGGCGGTCTTGTTGTGGGAACATATAGAAAATTTCTATAACATAGAAAATAATATATTAAATGAAGATAATAACTAAAACAGAATTATTTCAGCATCAACAACAAGCTTGCGATAAGCTTTATGGATTTACTGTTGGTGCTTTATTTATGGAAATGGGAACAGGAAAAACTAGAACAGCTTTAGAATTAATTAAAAGAAAACAAAATAAAATTAATAAAGTTGTTTGGTTTTGTCCTGTATCCTTGAAAATACCAACGAAAAAAGAATTTATGAAGCATTTAAATATTAAAGAAGAAAATATATATATTTTTGATAATAAAACTAATGAAAAAACAATACCAAAAGCACAATTTTACATTGTTGGTATTGAAAGCATGCAGTCAAGCAATAGAAATATATTTGCTGCTAAAAGCTTAATATGTTTAAAAACTTTTGTTGTTGTTGACGAATCAAGTTATATTAAAAATCACAGAGCAAAAAGAACTATTAATATAACAAAATTATCAAAAATATCAAGGAACAGGCTTATTTTAACAGGAACGCCAATAACAAAAAACATTCCTGATTTATACAGCCAATTTTATTTTTTATCAAAACATATTCTTCAATATAATTCTTTTTATTCATTTGCAAATAATCATATCCAGTATCACGAAAAAATAAAAGGTATGATTGTGAGAACATTAAATACGGGTTATATTTGTGACAGAATAAATAAATATACTTATCAGGTTACTAAAAAAGAATGCCTTAATTTACCTGAAAAAATATTTTCTGAATATAGATATAACATGACTGTAAAACAAAGAACTATATACGAAGAAATAAAAGAAAAGTTCCTACTTCAAATAGAACTTGATGAATTTAATAGTTATTCTATTTTTCAAATGTTTACAGAGCTTCAAAAGTGTTTGTCGGGTTATTTTTCAGATCATAAAAGAATTGATTGTTTATTAGAAATATTAGATAATTGTCATTCAGAAAAAATAATAATCTGGTGCAAATATATAAAAGACATAGAACAAGTTGAATCAAAACTTGAAAATTGTTCTATCTATACTGGCAAATTATCAGAAAAAGAAAAGTTTAACCAGATAGAACTTTTTAGGAATAAAAATAAATATTTTCTTGCCACTCCAAGCTCTGGCGGTCATGGATTAACTTTAAATGAAGCTGATACAGTTATTTTTTATACTAATTCTTTTAATTACGCAAACAGAAAACAAGCCGAAGATAGATGCCATAGAATAGGACAAAAAAATAATGTTAATTATATAGATATCATTTGCAATTCAAGCATTGATGAAAAAATACAGGAATCAATGAGCAAAAAAACTGATATAATAGAAAGTTTTAAAAGTAAATTTAATGCAATAAAAAATAAAAAGAACTTAAAAAAAGAAGAACTTAAAAAATTAATAAAGGAGTTATGATGCCAAAATTATTTTTAAACAAAAATGTTTTAGAAATGTCAAAAGAAAGACTAGATTTTTTATATTCAGAGTTTGAAGAAGAAGAAATATGGCTTTCTTTAAGTGGCGGTAAAGACAGTACTGTATGTTTCTATCTTATGAAAGAAATAGCTTTAAAAAAAGGTTTTAAAACCTTAAATGTGCTTATAGTAGACCTTGAAGGTCATTATAAAATGCATATAGATTTTTTAAAAGAAATAGTGGAGGATAAAGAAATTAAAGTTAAAGGTTACTGGGTTTGTTTGCCTTTTAACTTAAGCAACGCAAGCAGTTTCCATATGCCAAAATGGCTTGCTTGGGAACAAGAAAAAAGAAGTTCCTGGATAAGAGAATACCCAGAAACAAAATTATTAGTTAATGAAGAAAATAATATTTTTGGTGATTATTTCAGAAAAGGAATGGAGTTTGAAGAATTTATTATACAATTCCCAAAATTTTTAGTTGAGCAAAAAGGATTAAAAAAAGTTGCTCAAATAATAGGAATAAGAACACAAGAAAGTTATAACAGATATTTAAAAATGAAAGTTAAAAAGAATAGAGAATTTTATAAAAATAATCAATGGATTTTAAAACAAAAAAGTACAGGATATGAAACATATTCAGTACACCCTATATATGATTGGGTTACTTCTGATGTTTGGAAATATTGTCATGGCAAAAAATATAATCCTGTATATGACAAAATGTTCCTTGCTGGCTATCCTTTAGGTTGTATGCGGATTTGTCAGCCGTATGGTGAAGAACAAAGGGACAATATTGATTTATTTGCAAAAATAGAGCCTGAAACATGGTCTAAAATGACAGAAAGAGTATACGGGGCTAATTTTGCAAAATTATACAAAGGAAAAAATATAATGAAAGGAGGAATAAAAAAGCCTGAATATACAACTTGGGAAGAATGGGGGAGATTAATTTTAAGAACTATGCCACCATTTTTAAGAGAGCATTATATAAGAAGAATAAATGTATTTTTAAGATGGTGGAGAAAAGAATTATATAATGACATAGAACATGTTTACACAAAAGAATATGCTGAAAACGAAAAATTCGACAAGGAGGGTTTGTATATAGTTGATATTCACGACGAACACAAAGACGACACTAAAAAACTGCAACCGTCTTGGAGAAGAATAACAAAAGTTCTTATAAAAGGTGATTATCTTTGTAAGAATTTAACATTCCAGGCTAACAAACAGGAATATGAAAAACTAGAAGCATTAAAAGAAAAATGGAGGAATATATAATGAAAGTAAAAGATGTTTTTGAAATGATGAAAAAAGGGATAGAACTTACAGAAAAAGAAATAAAAATTGCTTTTCCTTGCTTAAAAACTAAGCTTGTAGAAGCTGAAAAAGTAGTGTTTAATGATTATAACCCTAATCATGTTGCACCGCCAGAAATGAAGTTACTAAGACATTCAATATTAGAAGATGGTTACACACAACCAATCGTAACAATTTACGACAAAGAAAACGATCAGTATATTGTTGTTGACGGTGCTCATAGATATAAAAATGCGACCTTAAAATTTAAATTGCCTTTTATTCCAGTTGTTGTAATAAATAAAGAAATAAAAGACAGAATGGCTTCAACAATAAGGCACAATAGAGCTAGAGGCGAACACAATGTTACACAAATGAGTAATATTGTAGCCGAGTTGTATTCTCTAGGGTGGACAGATACAGAAATATCAGAAAACCTTGGAATGAGTGCAGACGAGGTTTTAAGATTGAAACAAAATACAGGTATTACAGAAATATTCAAAGACCATGAATATTCAAAAGCTTGGGAGTAAAAATGAAAATACAACTAAAAATAGAACTATTAAAACTTGATGAAACAGGAAAACAAGAGCTTGAAAAGTTGTTCAGCTATCGAAAAATTTTGAAAGCATATCCTGAAAAATTGAAAGGTATTTTACAGTATATAAAAAAAGAATCAGAACTTATTGAGTTTTTGATTAAAATGTAAAGGAGGAAAATTGAAAGTTTGTAAATATAAACGGGAATCTTGTTGGCTGAGAAAATGATAGAAAAAAAAGTATTAATGGCAATAGACAGATTAAAAACATTCATGCCACCTGAGGGGTATTATTTAGCTTTTTCAGGTGGAAAAGATAGCATAGTGATCCACAGATTAGCTGTTATGTCTGGGGTTAAATTTGATGCTCATTACAATAGTACAAGCGTTGATCCCCCCGATTTAATTTATTTCATTCGGAACAATTACCCCGATGTAATAGAAGAACCTTACAAAAGGTCGATGTGGGAAATGATACCAAAAAAACTAATGCCACCAACACGAATGGTTAGATATTGCTGCGAAGAATTAAAAGAAAGAGGTGGTCACAACAGAGTGGTTGTAACAGGTATTAGAGCTGCTGAAAGCACAAAAAGATCAAAAAGAAAAATGGTCGAGACTTGCTTTAAAGACACTACAAAAAGATACATGAATGTAATATTTGACTGGACTGATGCTGATGTTTGGAATTTTATAAGACAAGAAAAAATTAAATATTGCAAATTATACGACGAGGGTTGGAAGAGAATCGGTTGCATTGGTTGCCCAATGGCAGGAAAAACAAGATACATACAATTTAATCGTTATCCTAAATTTAAACAATCTTATTTAAGAGCTTTTGAAAAAATGCTTGAAGTTAGAAAAGAAAGGAAATTAAAAGTTAACTGGACATCTGGAGAACAAGTATTCAATTGGTGGATGGAAAACAAAGAATCTGAACATCAAATTATGATGTTTGATTAAGGAGAAAAAATGAAAGTATGTAAAAGATATAAATGTTTTGGCAATATGGATATGACTTATACGCCAGAAATTACAGAATCCCCAGAAGTATTTGGGGTTCGGTTTAAATGTTCAGAATGCGGGTACACGCTAACGCAAAACTGGGTGTTAAATAAAAACGACTCAGCACAAATTATTAAACTAAAAGAAGAAAAAGCCTTGCTTGTTTTAAATCAAACATATGGAGAATGGGAATATGAAACAAGAGAAGAATATCAAAAAAGATTAAATGAAGAAAGAATAAATTTAGTAGTACCATGGGAGGAAATTTGAAAGACAAAACAGCAAGATTAAATGAAAAAAGAAGCAAAATTGTAAAAAACTGGCTACCGTATACAAGCTTTGCTAAAGACAAAACAGAAGTATTTATCAGAATTTTAAAAGGCAAAAGACAGTATTTTTTGATGGATTGGGAAAAAGAAAAAGAGGGCAAAATACATACAATGCCAGCTTGTTTTGATTGCTTTTTAAATCCTGATTTTTCATTGCTTAAGTTTTAAAAGGTGGTTAAATGGCGAACAAGTTAGACGATTATGAATGTTATATGTATTTAGGTGGCAATATTGTGAAAGCGAGAAGTTTTAAACAAGCCGCTTTAAAAATGTATAAAAAATTTGAAGTGTATGACCTTGGCTGGGGGACATATAAAACAGTAAAAAAAATGAAAATACGAATAAAAAACATGAGGACAAAAAGAAAAAAAACTATTACAGTTAAACGCATATATATATATCAGGAGGATAAATGACAAACAAAGAATGTTTAGAAATAATCAAAGAGTTAAACAAGGAAATCGAAGAAAAGGACAGGTTTATTGAGAATTTAAAAGGAAATATAGAATTTCAAAAAAACTGTAAAAATGAATACTTAGAAAAAACTATAAAATTAAAAAAAACAATAAATGCTTTAGTACATACTATTACAATGTTATACAATAAGGAGGTTTAATAATGCCAAGAAAAAAGAAAAACAAGATCACTTCAATATCAATCAGTAGAGAAACTTTCAAGAAGCTTGAAGAAGCCAAAAGAGAAATGGACTTTGACTTTTCAGGGCTAAGTATAAACTGGGATTATTTTTTATTAGAGCTGTTAAAAGCTTATAAAAATAATACCATTGTTGATTGATTTTTGATAGAATATATACATAAAAATTAGGAGGAAAAATGAACTTAAAAAAAATGGTGGTGAAGAACTTCAAGGGACTTAAAAAACTTGATATTGATTTTGAACAGCAGACAACAATTAAGGGCGACAATGCTACAGGTAAAACGAGTATTTATGATGCTTTTTTATGGTGTTTGTTCGACAAGGACAGTCAGAATAAAAGCCAATTTTCTGTTAAACCAATTGACGCAACAAACCCACAAGTTGAAGTTACTTTGTTGCTTGAAATTGAAGAAAAAGAAGTACTGATAAAAAAAATACTAAAAGAAAAATGGACAAAAAAAAGAGGACAAGCGACAAAAGAATTTTGTGGCCACACTACAGAATACTACATTGACGAAGTTCCACAGAAGAAAAAAGAATTTACAGAGTATATAAATTCTGTAATTCAAGAAGACACTTTTAAACTTATTACTAATGTAAAATATTTTAATGAAGTATTACACTGGGAAAAAAGGCGGGATGTTCTTTTTGATGTTTCTGGAACAGTACAAAATGAACAGATAGCAGAAAAACACCCTGAATATAAAGACTTGATTAAAGAGTTGACAGACAAGTCGATTGACGCAATGAAAAAGATGCTACAGAGCAAGAAAAGAGATATCAACAGCAGTTTGGAAGAAATACCGGTAAGAATTGACGAACTTAACAATTTTGAAATAGATATGAAAATGATTGAGCTTGCAGAAGAAGAAAACAAAGAGCTTGAGAAAAAACTTAACGAAAAGCAAGCACAATTGAAAAAAGATTCTGCAGAAGATCAAATTAATAAGCTAAAAATGGATATTTCTGTAAAAAATGCAGAAGCCACAAAAACAGAAGCAGAGATTGAAAAGAAATACAGAAAAAAAACTTTAGAACTTCAAGATATGCAAGATTCACATTTGCGGAATATCAGAGATTATGAAAGCAAAATTGAGGATTTTGACAGATCGAACGAAAGAATAAAACTTGCTAATCAGGAAAATCAAAAACAAATAGAAGATGCTAGAAATGAGTATCTAAAAGTTTTTGAAACAAAGTTTGAATATTCTCAAGATTCTGTTTGTCCGACTTGTAATCAAGCAATTCCAGAAGAGCAGCTAAAAAAAGCTAGAAACAAAGCTTTTGACGATTTTAAAGCAAGAAAAGATAAAAAGTTATCTGAAATTAAAGCGAGAGGAGAAGATCTTAAAAAGAAATTTATCGACGACAAATCAGGAGATTTAATAACTCAGCTTAAAAAAGGCTTACCTGATTTAAAAAACAAGCTAAAAAATGTTTCAGAAGAGATTGAAAAAATCAAGAATGATAAAAACAAGGAATTAGAAGAGTCAAAAGCAAGATTTGAACTTGAAGTCAGCAAGATCAAAGAAAACCTGGAGAAAGCCAAAAACACAAACTCAAGCGAATTAACAGAAGAGATTGAATCAATTAAAGAGGACATCAAAAAGAATCAACAGACAATTGCTAAAAAAGAAATTGACAAGCAAAATAAAGCAAGAATTGAAGAACTTAAAAAGCAAGAAAGAAAGCTTGCAAAAGAATTTGAAAAGCTAGAAAAACAGCTTAATTTGTGTGACGAGTTTATAAAAATAAAAGTTGACATGATGCAAACAAAAATTAATGTAAATTTCAAATTGGCTAAGTTCAAATTGTTTGATATTCAGGTCAACGGCGGTGTTAATTCTTGTTGTGAAGTGATGTTTGATAATGTTCCTTATAATGATTTAAACAATGCAATGAAAATCAATATTGGGCTTGATATTATAAACACTCTTAGCAAGCATTATAACCTGTCAGCACCAATATTCATCGATAACGCTGAATCAGTAACAGAATTCGAGAAAACAGAAGCACAATTAATCAAATTAGTTGTTTCAGAAGAACATAAAAAACTTACAGTTTGTAAGTAAAAATGATATAATATTAATATTAAAATGTTGGAGGAAAAATGACAAAAAAAGAACTTACAATCGTAGAAAAAACATCATTAAGAATCAGGGAATTAGAAGCAAATGGAAACATTAAATTTCCGGTAAATTATTCACCAGAAAACGCATTAAAATCAGCTCATTTAATCTTGCAGGAAACAAAAACAGCAGGCAAAGAACCTGTTTTATCTGCTTGTAACTCAACAAGTATTGCTAATGCTTTACTTGATATGGTTGTGCAGGGCTTGAACCCTGTAAAAAAACAGTGCTACTTTATACCTTATGGTAAGCAATTAACTTTACAGCGTTCATATTTTGGTACAGTTACTTGCCTAAAAAAGAATAAAAACATAAAAGCTGTATCTGCTCAGTTAATATACGATGGCGACCAGTTCAAGTATCAGATTAAACAAGGTCGAATTGTGGTTACACTACATGAACAGGACTTTTTTAATGTGAACAAAGATAAAATACTTGGGGCATATTGTACAATAGTTGACAGCGAAGATAAAGAATATACGACGATAATGACGATGGAGCAGATCAAACAAGCATGGAAGCAAAGCAGAATGAACCCAGTTGACGCAAAAGGTAATATTACAGGTAAAACGCATAAGAATTTTACAGAGGAAATGGCAAAGAAAACTGTAATCAATCGAGGCTGTAAAATGTTCATGAATACAACTTTAGACGATGACTTATTTTCAGAGTCTTTTAATCGTACTTCTGATAATGAATACAAGTCAGAACCGGAAATAATTCAAGATGAAATAGACGAAAACCAAGCTTCTGAAACAATGGATTTTGAAGAAGCTGAAATTGTAATTGAAAAAGACAAACAACCAGAAAAGGCAGAGGAACAACAGCCTTATATACCTTTTTAGGAGATAAAATGAACAAATATCATAAAATATATAACAGAATAATTGTTAAAATCAAGAAAGAGAGGTATAAATAAATGAAACCGAGAATAAAATTTAAGTTGGTAGTTTTTGAAAGTAAAAAAGCAAACTGGGAAAAACAACAAAGAAAAATAAAACAAATAGATCTTATTACTTTTGAGGTGTGAATGGATTTAAAATGCATTAAATCAGGTTCAACAGGGAATTGTTATATATTAGAAGCCGGTGAAAGCCGGCTTTTATTAGAGGCTGGAATAAATTTTAAAGCTATTCAAAAGGCGTGTAACTTTGAGCTTATGCAGTTTGACGCTTGCCTTGTGACTCATGAACATTGCGACCATTCAAAAGCTGTAAAAGACCTACTAAAAAAAGGCTTGCCTGTTTATGCAACTTCTGGAACATTTGAGGCTTTAAACCTTAGATATAACCATAATATGCATAAAATTGAATATGGTAAAACTATTAACATAAATGATTTTAAAATATTGCCATTTAAAACGCAACACGATGCAAAAGAACCGGCAGGATTTTTAATCGAACATTCAGGAAATCGGCTTTTATTTGCGACAGATACTTATTACATTAAATACATATTCAAAAAATTGAATATACTGGCAATAGAATGTAATTATCACTTGCCAATATTACAAAAAAACATGGATTTAGGTTACATTCCTGAACGGTATGGCAAGCGAGTATTAAAGAGTCATTTTAGCCTAGATAATGTTATTAAATATTTAGAAAAACTTGACCTGACTTGTTGTCATAAGATATATTTATTACATTTATCTGATGCAAACTCAGACGCAGATTTTTTTAAATCAGTTATTGAAAAAACATTTATGATTGAAACGGAGGTATTTTAATTGTCTAGAAATCTAAAAGCAGACAGCTACATATTAATATGCATAAAATGCGGAGCTTTAACAATTTTGAAAGCAGACGAAGAGAACGCACAAGAAATGGCTAACGCTGAATTGTGCTGGAGTTGTTATAATAAAAACTAGGGGTGTAAATGGACGGCTATATAAAATTATATAGGCAATCACTAGAAAACGACTGGCTTAAAAATCATAAAGTTTGGGCATTTTGGTGTTATTGCCTTTTAAAAGCGACGCACAAAAAAAGAATCCAGCTTGTTGGTAGTGTTCAAGTGCCTTTAGAACCTGGTCAATTTGTATCAGGAATAAAAAAAGAAAGTGCAGAGTTAAAGATGACTTTAAGGGAAATAAGAACATGCAGAAAAGTCTTGACAAACTTGAAAAATGTGACAATCGAAACGACAAACAAATATTCTGTTATAACCGTTGAAAACTGGGAAAGATATCAAACTAAGAGATCAGACGATGACACACAAAACGACAAGCAAGCGACAAGCAAGCGACAAGCAAGCGACAACAAACAAGAATGTAAGAATGTAAGAAATATTATAAATAATGATAAATCATTATTTTCCCTCGAAAAAAAATTTCAAGGGGTAGACAAGGGGGGTAAAACAAAAAAATATAAATATAACGACTTTGATATGGAAGTATCAAAAAAACATTACGAAAATATGTGCATAGTGAGTGACACAAACAAAAAATATAACAACCTTGAGTCGTGGGCTAATGAAGTTCGCAAACTCAGGGAAATTGATAAAAGACCAGAAAATGAGATAAAAGCAGTGATTGAATTTATATACTTAGACAGCTTTTGGCAAGAAAATGCTGTTAGTCTTGCAAGTATCAGAAAAAAATCAAACAATGGACTTACAAAATACGACAACATACTAAAGGCATACAACAGAGCGACAAATAATCACAAAATAGACTACAGCTTTTTAGATGAGGAGGAACAATGACATCAAGCGAATTTAAGTCACAAATAGATCAACTTCAAGCTTGTTATCAAGCTTTTAAACCTAATCCAGAGGAAACTAAAATAATCTGGGACAAGATGAAACTATACACAGGTGAATCAGGTAGGCAAGCAATAAAACATGTAATTTACAACATTTCACGAACTCCAACTGTTGCGGACATTGTGAATGCATTAAGGCTTTATGGAGAGCAAGAAAGAAAAATAACAGGCAATGACTTTTGTAATCAATGTGGCGGAACAGGCTGGGCACATTTTGAGGATTACAAGGGAAAATGCTGGACGGCTTTGTGTTTGTGTCCTGTTGCATTAGGGCGAAGAAAAACAAAGAAGTATTCAGATATTCAACAACTCAAGGACAAAGGCTTTGTCAAGAAAATATTTTTAAGGGAAGATCCGAAAATTGCATATAGTGAAGCTAAAATGTCAAAAAAAGAGTTAAGACAACTTTTAAGCGGTTTTAATTTGAAAGACGAGCAACAAGTCGTTATCGATGATGAAAATTCAACCACGACCGAGAAAGTGCCGTTTTAGAAAATATTTAGAGGTAAAAAACAATGCAAAATGAATTGTCACATTATAAATACAACAAAATAAAAAAAATGATATTCGAAATCGGCTATATTTTCGGAGTTGATGGAATAAAAAAAAGAACAGGGTACAAATTGAGTGAAATATATTCAGCTGTTAAAAGGTTGAGACAAACAGGACAAAGGTTTGTTTTGCTGTTTACTGACAGAGAAAATGATTTTATAGCAAGAGAATATTACAAGCGTACAAAAATTGAAACAATAGGATGCTATATTGCAAGATCAAGAGAGTCCATAAGCAATCAACTTTTAAAGTTAGGAATCAGGCGAACTAGACCTAATATACAAAAATTTGAATATCCAGAATACGCAACAAAAGAAGAAATACAAGAACTGAAAGTGGTATCAGGTGTTGGATGTGAAAATTGCAATGGCTCAGGGTGTGCGGTATGCTGTTATAAAGGGTGGTTTGTACCAACTTTTGATCAAAAACAAGTGATAAGATGGAAAAACAAAAGAAAAGAATACACAAGAAATGCGAAAAACAGGAGGAGAAATGAAAAGCATAAAAGTCTTAGGTGTGGTATACAGTGAAAATTGCATAATTGACCTGATCGCGATGATTGACATGGCATCAAATATAATGGTTGATGAAAATAATCACAGTAAAGAAGTTTATGAATTTCAAAGGAAAGTCGACGAATATTCAGATGCAATTGTGAAAGTGAGAGCGTTTAGGAGGGAGAAAGACAATGAACATAGTGAGCTTTAGTGGGGGGAAAGATTCAACAGCGATGTTATTAATGTTACTGGAAAGGGGTATCACAGTTGATAGAGTTATTTGTGTTGATACTACAAAAGAATTTCCTGAAATGTATAAACATATTGAAAAGGTTCAAGCTATGATTGAACCATTAAAAATTGATATTGTGAAAATTGATTTTGATTACTGGTTTGGTGAGCATATAAAAACAAGAGGCAAAAGAAAAGGCGAGAAGGGTTATGGTTTTCCAGATTTTAGAAATAGGTGGTGTACAGCACTGAAAAGAGATGCTATAAAAAAACTACAAAAAACTATTCCAGAAGAGTCTATACAATTTCATGGTATTGCGTTTGATGAAAAACAAAGAACATCAAACAATACAGGTGGGAATATAAAAT